TGGGCATGAATGTCGAACGTGCCATCCTCGTCGGGCCACACTGCCACGAACGCTGTCGTGTCCTGTGTGCTCGCCAAATCGACGCCGCAGTAGGCCACGCGGTCGGTCGTCGGCCGCAGCGGATCGCCGCACGACTCAAAGGCACCGTGCCGCAGCCAACGAGTCGTCACCGACTGCCACTGGTTGAGGTGCAAGGTGCGGAAAACGACCTCCTCGCTGGCCGATTCCTTCGCCCTGGCGGCCATCTGCCGGAAGTATTCTGGCTTCACGGTGACGCCGTAGTTCGGATTCGCAGCCTTCCAAGTCTCCTCGACAAAGGGGTCGGCCTCCGGCTCGGCCGCAAAGATGCAGGGAAGGAATGAATCGTCCTTGATCAGCCCGTCGCGGACGCGGACGGCCCGCTCCCAATCCTTGTAGCAGGGGCCGTTTTTGTTCGTGCCGGCCGTCGTGATCCAGATGGTGAGGGGCTGGGATCGCGCCCCCATTCCAGTTTCCAGCACATCGACCAGTTCGCGGTCGGGGAAGACGTGATACTCGTCCACCAGCACGCACGAGGGGTTGTAGCCGTGCTTCGTTCCGGCCTCGCTGGAGATGCAGAACATTGAGGCATTGCGCTCGGGCAGGACGATGGAGTTGCGGTAGACCTTTGCTCGGCGCGAGAGGGAAGGGCAGGACTCCAGCAACTGCTTGGCGGCCGTGTGCAGGAGCGAAGCCTGGGAGCGGTCGCCGGCCGCGACGATGACCTCGGCCCCGATGTCGTCGCAGAAGGTCATGTAGAGGCCAAGCGCGGCCGCCATCTGCGTCTTGCCCATCTTGCGGGGCAGGGCCAAGAGAGAGCGACGATACTGCCGCAGCCCGTCGGGTCGGCGGGTGTTGAGCAAGCGGTCGAAGTAGTCGCTCTGCCAGGGTTGCAGCACAAACGGCTGCCCGGCAAAGTCTCCGCGGGAGTGCTTCAGCAACCCCACGAAGTCGCGTATGTCAACCACGCTTCTTCAGCAACTCATCCATTGGGTCGAGCACGACCTTCTCGGCGTGATACCCCAGCCTCGTCCTGTCGGCGGGCGTCAAGCCAAGGACTGTTTCCAGTTGCCGGAGTTGCTCGTGGCACTGGTCGCTCTGCGCCTGCCACTTTGTGGGCCGGCAGAACCGCAGCGTACCGTCGGGGGCGAGCACTTCCCGCCAGCACTCTCCTGTCTTTGCCAATTCGCGCTCGGCCGTCTGCCACTTGTCCCACACGATGGCGTAGCGGGCGATGACTTGGAGGTCGCTTTCCGCGAGCGTGCCCATTCGACGGGTGTGCTCGCAGACCTGGGTGAACATCGTCTTCGCGGCGGGCCGCAGCCACTCGGGCGGCGGCGGCAGATCGGTCAGCGGGGTGCCCAACTCCTCGCGGTAGTTTGCTTCCGGCGACCCGCGAAGGGCCAGAATGTGCTTCGGCGTTGGGGCAGGGCCGCGAACCATTGCTCGTAGAGTAGCCTTCGGCGCGGGGGTCGTGCAAAGGAGTCAGGGCGATGTACCACAGCCGCGACGGAAATGTGGGGCAATGCACCGAACAGGTGCATTGCTAGTCACTGGACAGGCTCGGTGACGCGCGCGGGTTCGCCCAGCAAAAGGGTCAAACCGCCGGCCGCGTCTGCCTCTAGGGACATGCGGTCTGCCCTCGAACCCCCCCGATTGGGGAACCCCCCTACCCCCCTGCGGCCGCGCAGGCGCCGCCCTGGCGAGGGCTGGCACGACCGCACGGCCGCAGGCGCCGCCCTGGCGAGGGCTGGCACGACCGCAGGCGCCGCAGGCGCCGCCCTGGCGAGGGCTGGCACGACCGCAGGCGCCGCAGGCGCCGCCCTGGCGAGGGCTGGCGCAAAATTCAAGGCCGGAATTCCTGCGGTTGACGCGACACTGTGCCGATGCTAGAAATATTTGGGTGCGGCCGATTGTCGGCCGCGAATTTGAACCGTGAAAAATAGGGAAAAACCATGATAATTGACACGAACTACGGGCCGTGGAATTCCGACCGCCCGCTGCTCTCCGCGAATTCTAAACTCCGCAAACTCCCCGGCGCCGCGGCCCGGTATCGTGCCATCGGACTGGCGATGGCTCCGGCAAGTCACTCCGGCCGGAATCTGTGCACATGGAGCACCGAAGGATGTCGCGATGCGTGTAATGGTTTTTTCTCTGGCATGAACGTCACGCGCACAACCCGCGCGGCGCTGGTCGGCCGCGCGCGACTGTTCCACGAGCACCGCGCCGGATTTGTGGAAAAACTTTTCCGCGAATTGGCAAACTTCGCGAAATTGTGCGCGCGGTCTGGGGTCACTCCCGCCGTGCGCATGAACGTGAGCACCGATATCGTTTGGGAACGTATCCTGCCCGAATTGTTCGCGGAATTCCCCCGCATTCAATTCTACGATTACACGGCCGCGCTCCCCCGCCATCGGCCGATGCTCCCCGCCAATTACGCGCTGTCTCATTCGTGGAAAGAAACCACGACCGCAGACGACGTTGCGTCGATCATCGACGCGGGGCGGAATCTGGTCGTGCCATTTGATTCCGCATGGATTCCGCAGCGTGGGTTGTTCGGCGCGCTCCCCGAAGCGCTCGTGATCACCGGCGCCCGCGCGGCCCGCGCTCTCCGGCTGCGGTGCGTGAACGGTGATCGGCACGACCTCAGGCTACCGGCCGTGGACGGCCGCGGGGTTGTGGTCGCGCTCCACGGAAAATCGGGGAGCGCCCGCGTCGACAATGCGACGGCCGCGGGATTCATGCTTCACCACGCCGAGGGCGCCGCGCTGCGCCGCCGGATGATTTTCCGCGGCACAGTCGAGGTGCACCGGCCCGCGGCCGGGAGCATCGCCGGGGTGCTCCCCACCGCGGCCGATATCGGCACTCTCGCGGCCGCGCTCGCCTGACCACTTCTCCCCAGTTTCCCCCGACGGCCCGCGGAATTTTCCGCGGGCCGTCGCATGCGCTGAGGGCGCCCCACAATGGCACGACCGCACGACCGCAGGCGCCGCCCTGGCGAGGGCTGGCACGACCGCAGGCGCCGCCCTGGCGAGGGCTGGCGAGCGCACGACCGCAGGCGCCGCCCTGGCGAGGGCTGGCACGACCGCAGGCGCCGCCCTGGCGAGGGCTGGCACGACCGCAGGCGCCGCCCTGGCGAGGGCTGGCGAGCGCACGACCGCAGGCGCCGCCCTGGCGAGGGCTGGCACGACCGCAGGCGCCGCCCTGGCGAGGGCTGGCACGACCGCAGGCGCCGCCCTGGCGAGGGCTGGCACGACCGCAGGCGCCGCCCTGGCGAGGGCTGGCGAGCGCACGACCGCAGGCGCCGCCCTGGCGAGGGCTGGCACGACCGCACGACCGCAGGCGCCGCCCTGGCGAGGGCTGGCGCCCCGACCGTGGAAACCAGCGGCCCCGTCCGTGGAAACCGGCGGCACCCGTGCGCGGGAACCCCGACCGTGGAAACGACAGCCCCGACCGTGGAAACCAGCGGCCCCCGTCCGTGGAAAATTTTCCGCCCGCGCGCAAGATTCTCGATTCCCCGGCGTAATCCTTGTAGACTTGACACCGCTTGTGCCGATACCTAGATTTACCCGTGGCGATTGAACCCCGACCGTAACAACCCCGAACGGAGAAACGAGACGATGAACCCGATCCCCGATAGCGTGATGCAGGAATTCGAGCGCCGCATGGCGCATGCCGAAGGGTTACAGGAAACGCGCCGACACGTCGTGAAGCATCACGGCATGGTGGAGTGGCGCTGGCTCTCCACGACCCCGCACGAGCGCCACAGCCAGCAGCGGGCGCAGGCGGCGCGGTGGATTCTGGAGGCCCGTGCGCTGATTCGCGAGAACGGCCACGACACTTGGCTCGTCTGCGCGCAGGCTCGCGATCCCGACGGATTCGCATTCTGCTCCGGCGGCGGCACCGCGGCGGCCATGCGGGCCGATGTTGGCAAGTAGGCTCCCGAACGAGATACTCCTGGCCGCGTGGCCTGGAGCGTGGAAACGACAACCCCGAACGGAGGAACGAGACGATGCGACAAGATCAAATCGAAATCGGTGGCAACTACATCGTGCGAGTCGGTGACCGGCTGGCACCCGTCACGGTGCTGCGGCAGCAGACGAAGCGCACCTGGGGCAGCGACCGCGCGAAGACGGTGTTCGTCTGCCGCACGGGTGACACGGGCCGGGAGATCACCGCGGGCGCGGCCCGGCTGCGGCCCGTGCCCGGCACCGCGGTGCCCGAGAGTCGCACGGCGGTGGCCGAGGCCCGGCGGAAGCAGGCCCGCGCGGCCCGGCAGCAGCAGGCAGCGGCCGAGGCGGCGCTGGAGGTTTACCATCGGGCCGCGCAGGAGTTCACGCCGCCCTGGACGGCCGAGGGGCTGCGGGATCATGCCGCCGCGTGGATGGCTCGCCTGCCCGGCGAGGGTGCCCGCGAGGATGCCCGCGCGGCAATCCTGCGGGCGCTCGCGCATGCCCCGTCCATGCCAACCTACACGACCTGGGCCGATATCGCTCGCGCCGGGCGGGAGGGCGGCTTCGGCGGCCCGGCGATCCGGCCCGTCGGCGTGCCCGGCCACCGCATGATCGGCCACGTCAACCGCGACCGCCTCGTGGAGATGCCTGTAGGTGACAACCTCGCCGCCCTGCGCAACCGCCTGGGCAGCATCCACGTCTCCACAAGCCTTCTGGAGGCGGCCCGCGGCATCCGCCGCCGCCTGGGCCGGTTCGGCACGCGGCGGCTGCCCGTGCGGATGCGGCGCGGCCTGTGGCTGGCCGTGGCGCAGATTCACGCGAACAACCGCGCGGTGTACCGCGAGGTAATGGGGCACGAGGCGCTGCCGTCGCCGCGGGCGGTGGCCGAGGCGGTCCGCGTGGCCTGCGGCCTGGGCCGGATGCCCGAATAGGCTACCGATGACGATACGGGCCGCCGGCGCGTTGCCGGCGGCCCTGGAACGTGGAAACCCGAGGAGAGCATGACCATGACCCCCGAACGTGCCCAGTACGTCTACTCCCGCTGCCGCCTGGGCAGCCTGCCGATGGCGTTCCGCCGCCGCGATACCGATACCAACAGCATCGACCCCGACGGAATCACGCGAGAGGAAGACGCCAGCATTCGCGCGCTGTGGCGCACGATGCCCGGCTCGACGTGCTACGCCGACGCGCTGCTGCGGATTGCCCGCGGCGCCGTGCCCCCCGCTGCGACCCGCGTCTGGTACTGCGAGGCGACCATCGCGCAGTGGAACGCGATGGCAGGGGACTTTGACGAGATCGTTCTTGACTACTACTCCCGCGCCGACAGTCCCGAGGCGGCAGAGTACGATGCCCGAGAGGCTTGGGGAGAGCATGGCAACGTGCCCGAGAAGGTCACGGTGCGGGCCTGGGAGTGATGCCGGCCCCCGGCACGGCCCCGTCGCCCGCGGGCGGGGTCGAGCCGGCGGCCGTCGTGGCCCCGACCGTGAGAACGAGAACCCCCGAAACGAGAGGATCGATCCGATGAACCTTGTGACCGACCCCCGCCCGACCTTCGCCGCGTTCGCCCTGGCAACGGCGGCCGGCTGGACTGTGCCCCCGACCGTGCCAACGACCGCCGAGGTGATGCTGTCCAGAATCGTGGAGGCCGACGCCGCCGCCGCCGCGATGGAGGCGAACGACCTCGTGAGCCTGGGCATGATCCCGCACGACCGATACGAGGCGGCGGCGCATGCCCGCGACGAGGCGATTGATGCGGCCGCGGAATTTTTGCGGCAGCAGAAAAGAACACCCGTTCACCACAACCCGTAGGGTTGGCGCTGGCGGTGCCGACGGTATTTTGTATGTTGACGAGTGTGGGAAAATAGAGGCGTGCGAGCGGGTGACCCCGCTCGTGAGAACCAGAACCCCGAGGGTGGAAACGATGACATACGCGGAGCATATAGAGACGCTCGTCGCCCAGCATGGCATCGTCGTCGATTGGCGGGATCGCACCGCCGCACGGTCGTGGAGGCGAAGCAGACGGGTGCGGCTGGAGCGGGTGAGGGGCGCCAGCACCTACGCTGTGGCCCTCCACGAAATCGGCCACGTTGTCGGCCCGCAGCGCGGCAGGCGGCTGGACAAGGAGGCGCAGGCATGGCGATGGGCCGAGGCCAACGCCGTCGAATGGACGGACGGCATGGCGCGGCTGGCATCACGGTGCATCGAAACCTACCTGCGCTGGTGCGAGCGGAAACGCGGAGCCTGGGTGCCGCCGAAGGGGCACGACTCGCGGCGGCTGGCGGCCATGCGGAGGGCTGCACGATGACCCCGACCGTGGCAACGGAATACCGCATCTCCCCGCGCGTCGTGCTGCGGCCCGGCGACAAGTTCAAGGCGACCGCCGGCCCGTACTACCGGCTGGCCGACGGCACGAGGGTGAGCATGGCAGCCCGCGGCACGTTCGTGCTCCTGGCGGTCGAGCAGCGGCGTGGCCGCGTGACGCTCCTGGCCTACGGGCGGGACGGCTACGCAGCCCTCCACGTTGCCGGCCGGCGGCGGTCGCGGGTGCCGGGCCTCGTGGCCCGTCCGTACCGGGTGAAACGGGCCGGCGCAGGGCGGAAAAACAAAAGGCTTGACCCTCGCCGTGCCGATGCTTAAAGTTGGCTACTGAACGAGAGAACGAAACCCCCGAGAGAGGAAACGAGCGATGCCAAGGGCAGCCATCAGAAAGAGGATGACGATGTGCGGGTCGCCGGTTTTCATTCGCCGGCAAGGCACGACCGGCGGCCGTGCGGTCGTGATTGCCCGCGACGGCAACATGGTCACATTCCGCTGGCCGTGCGGGTACGAGAAGACGGAGCAGATGATGACCGGCGTGGGGCGGGCCAAACGGCCAATGTCCACCGACATGGTTGCCTTCTTCGCCCGCTACTGGGCGCAGGGCGTGACCTACGAGTGCCCTCGTTGCCGCCGCGAGGCGATGAAGAAGGCGAAGGCCGCGAAGAAGTGAACACGCCCCGGCCGCGTGGCCTGGGCATGACCGAGAGAACCCCGAGAGAGGAAACGAGATCATGGGAGCCGTGAAGCGATTTTACGAAGAGTGCGCGGAAGCAGGGCGTTGCCCGGTGACGGTCGAGACTCTCGACTACTTGGACGACGTGGAGTGCGAGCGACAACTGGATTGGATCGGCTACTGCGAGCATGACTACACCGCCGTCAACGGCATGGTCTGCACGCAGGATTGCATCACGATGGAGTCGGCCCGGCGGCTCGTGGCCGAGGGGCTGGCGAACGACGAGATCACGTTTTTCGTGGAGTGCTTCGGCGGCTACTGCCCGGCGTGACCGGCGGCCGGCAGCGTGCCGGCCGCCCCGAATGTGTGAACCCCGACCGGAGAACGAGACGATGGCGAAGAAGACGAACAACTACCCGACCGGCGAAGGCATCGGCCCGGCCAGCATCCGCGGCGAGTCGATCCTCGACCACTACATGATGCAGATGCCGACGTATGACGGCATCTGCGAGGCGGCGGCCGACATGATTGCCGACGTGCTGGCGTACCTAGAGTGCGAGCGCCGCGTTCACGCCGGAGAGGCGCAGGCCGAGGGCGGCGTGTCACACTTCCCGTCGCCGCGGATGGTTATGGACGACGTTGACGCCGCCCTGGAGGAGATGATCGTGGACTACGCCCACAAGGAGGCCGCAGCGGCCGAGGCTTTCGAGCGGCGAGGGAAGAAGTGATGCCGCCCGCGGCTCGTTGCCGCGGCGGTGCGATTAGAGGATGATTTCACCAGACCCCCGAACGGGGGAACCTAAACACGAGGAGAGGACGATGGCAAAGAAGGCAGCAAAAAAGAAAACGGTAGCGAAGAAGGCCGACAAGGCCGCCGATGTCCTGCCGGGGATGCCCGGCAAATTTGTGGTGATCGGTCTTGGAAGCAAGCAGAACGAGGCGATGGCGGCGGCGATCCGAAGGAAACTTGCCGGCAACTGACGACCCGCCCCTGACCCCCGAACGCGGAAACGCGCGGGGGCATGGAGCGGGCCGCCACCGCGGCGGCGTGGAACGTGGGAGCCTAAAGACGAGGAGAGAACGATGACATACAGCAAATGCACGGTGCTGGATCACACGGTCGAGTTCAAACTGATCCCGACCAGCGGGTACATCTCGGTCGGCGTTGACGGGCAACTGATCGGCAATCACCAGACCGTCAGGATGGCAATGTTTGAGGCTGCCGAGCATGTGCGACTCATGGCAAACGAGCGCACGCGGCCGACGATCCCCGAGGAGACTTGGCAGGCAGTCGAGCAGTGGGCGACCATCAACGGATGACGCAGCAACGAGACAATTAGCGACCGATTACCCAGCCGGCCCCGGCCGGCGAAACCAGAGGAGAGAACGATGAAGACGGCGACGAAGAAAAAGCACGGCGTGATCGTCACGGCCGGCAAGACGCACAGGACGAAAACGATCTGGAACCGCGGGCATCGCATGGTGACGCACCGCCGGCAGCCGCTGCGAATCCGGTTCAAGTCGAGGATGGTCAACGACGCGAACCAGAACCTCTGCGGCGGATGGTTCATGGACGGTGCCACGGGCGACGATATCAACCGGCAGATCGAAAAGCAGTTGATCGCGGGCCGCAAGCCGCTAGGCGTCATGGTGTTTTGGGACGAGGACGCGACCGCGGCGAAGGAGTGCGTGACGCGGCTCAAGGCCGCCGGCCTCGTGGTGCGGACGCTGCGAGGGTGGCGGTCAGGCCAGCAGTTCGTGGAAGCCTGCCACGACATTCGCGTGGGTGAGATTGGCGACCTGGGCGACCTCGTGAGCGACTACATCGAAAGCGGCGCTTTTGGTGACGCGGACGTGGACGGGCTGTGCAAAGAGTTCAACATCTATTCGCGGCGGAAACTCAAGTCGTTCCTGAGAGGCAACTGGGATATCGATGCGTGCCCCTACTGGGTGACGGGCCTCATCCTGGGCTATCCGGTCGAGAACACGATCAGCCTTTACGCCAACGCGATTTCCTGACACACACGCCCCGGCGGGCCGCCGCAGCCCCCGGAGCGTAGAAACCCCGTGCGGCGGAACGAGGAGAGACGCGATGAAATACGTCCTGTCAGACGTTGCCGGCGAGAACTATCGGTGCGCCGACGGCATGTGGAGCGAAAGCCTGGATGACGCGGAGCGGTTCGACCACGATGCGGCGAAGGTACGGCAGGAGGAACTCCTGGCGGCCGGCGTGCACACCCGGATCGTGGAAACCCACGGCCGGAAGCGGAAGACCTCCGAGGCGATGGTCATGCGGGTGTCGAAGGGGCTGGATGCTGTCGAGCGGGCCTGGGCCGGCAAGACCATCGGCATCGGCTACGAGGCCGATGTGGAGGTCGGGAGGATTGTCCTGACGCTCCAGCCCGAAGATTCACCGCAGGATGCCCTGCGGATCAGCGTGGACGTGGCGAACATTTGGATCGGTGAAGGCGAGGAGAACTAGATCATGGAGAAAATCAACCTGGGCGATTACATGACGGTGGCCGAGGCCCGCGAGGCTCTCGGCGCCAGCCAGCGAGGAATCTGGCGGGCGATCAGCCGGGCCGGCAGGGACAAGGTCTGCATCCGGTTCCTCGACCGGACGCTCGTCAAGAAGTCGGCGCTGGAAGTGCTCAAGGAGCACTACTATCCGTACTACTCCGAGGCCCATCAGAGTAAGGTGAAGGAGTGGGGGAGCCGTGGCGGCAAGGCCAAGGCGGCGGCGAAGAAGGCGGTCAAGAAAACCAAACCCAGGAGCACCCGAACGTGAGAACGAACCGACTCTCGCCCTACGAGGCAGGCTGGCTGACCATGCTGGTAGAGCAGGGGATATGCACGAGGGGGGACGCCCAGGCGGCCATGCACCGCGTGGCCCAGGCTGCCATCGATGAACTGAACGCCCGCCGCGAAGCGGAGAAGTACGTTCGCAAGAAGAAGCGGAAAAAACGCGAGGACGAGTAGGCTACTGGTCGATAAACTACCCAGCAAGAAACAAGGAGGGGCAATGGAACTGCATGATGGAGACAAGGTGTGGCTGGCCTTCGCGGTCGCGGAGTCCGATGGCACGGCGAAGGCGTTTGTCCATCGCGGAACGGTCATTTCGGCGCAGCACCGGATCGTGGAAACCGGAGGCATAGTCAGGGCTGTCTATCCGTTTGAGCGAGTCTGCGAGTGCGAGGCCGAGGGGTGGCAGGCATGCGCGGCAATGCTGGGCGGATTCGTGAGCACGATACAGCAAAAAATTGACGAGTGCAGCCGCAAGGCCGCACAATTGCAAGTCGGGAAGGCGGTGCCGCAGTGACGTGGAACGAACTCGTTCGCGGCCTGCTGCTCGTGCGGCTGGGCCAGGAACTAGGCACCGACAGCCCGCTGGCCCGGTCGATTCACGGGCTGATCGACACGCTGCTCCAGGCTATTCGTTGAATCGCGGCCGCGGCGACGATGCGTGCCGCCGCGAGTGGCAAGGCAGGCACAGCAGGCGCAAATTAGACAGCGAGTCGCTGCCGCCGGCAGCCTTCTCGTGAATGTGGTCGATCTGCGCCTTCTCGCGGACGATCATGCCGCAGAGTTGGCACTGACCTCCGTCCCGCGCAATGACCGCGAGCCTCGTGCGCTGCCACGCGGCAGACCCGTACCCGCGGGCCGTCGAGGACGGGCGAGCCTCACGCGGACGGGCCAGCCACTTCGGGCGGAAGGTCGGGATTTTTCGCGGCATATTGCCAGCCTGTCATGAGGACGCGATGAACGTGACGGTTCTTCCACCACTCCCACACAGCCCTTGCGACCAAGTTGGCGAGGATGGAGATCAGCAGCATCGCGACAACGGTGCCGTATTTCTTGCGGCAGCGCAGCCGCAGCCGTGCCGCCAGCACCTCCTCCATGCGGTCAGGAGGCGCGTCGAGCGGATAGTCCTCGACCGCCATCTCGACCAGTTGGTCGCGTAGGCCGCCGTGGATCGCGAGCCGGAGGCCGCCGCGCTTCGCGACGAACTCCTTTAGCGAGCCGTACCTGACTTGTTCTGGCATTTGCCGTCCTTGCATGTTGGCGTCACGAGCACGCTCTTGGGCACCTTCCCCGTTCCGCCGCAATCCTGACAGGTCATGCGCACGACTCCGTCACCAACGACTCCGGCGCCGCGGCACGTTGGGCATGTGTCCCCAGGCTTCGGAGCCGGGGCCGGCGGCGCGGGGGCCGGCGGTGCGGCCATGATCGAATACAGCCCCGTCGGCGCCACGAACGCCTGAATGTCATCGACGGTGGGCGCCGGCGAGCAGGCCAGCGGTAGGGAAATGACGGCCAGCACGCCGCAGCACGCCAGCGCGTCGAGTATTGCGAGTCGCATCAGATGTGCCCCGTAGCGCCAAACGTGGTGTGCTTCCGGCGAGGCCAGCCGGCAACGCTCGACAGCGCGATGCACGAGCAGCGGTCAATCGTGTCGGCCAACGCCCAAAACGAACCATCTGGAATGTCGATGTCCGTTCCGCGGACGCGACGAGGGCCGCGATTCCACTTGCTCCACGAGTTGTTCCAGAGCACTAGCGCCTGCCCGTACTTCTTCACGGTGTCGGGCCGGTCGTCGTAGCCCAGCCAGGATTCCGCGTGCGCCCAACGGGCGTTCTGGTCGGCCACGCCGTCCTCGTTGCGGGTGCTTGAGAACCCAAGGCCGGAGCAATTGAACACGCCGAAGCCGGCGGCCAGGAAGTCGCGGACTTGCTCGCGGCCCTTCAGGAACGTGGCGGTGCGAGCGACGTGCTGCTTCGACTCCGCGAGCCACTCGGCGCCGGGGGCGCGGGAGCCGCCCAGCCGCAGCGTGGCGGTGGTGTAGTTGGTCAGGTCGATCTTAAGGTCAGGGTAGGGCTTGCGGAGCAGGAATCCCTTCTCGCAGGCGACCTTGGCGGCCTCGCTGCACACCCACCCGTCGCCGTCATACCCTCGCCACGCCCACAGGCTCTCGCTGGCGATGACGGAGTTGCGGACGCCCTCCGGCGGAAGGTCGGGGGCCACCTCGACGTGGCCCGATACCTCGTCGGGAAGGCCGTTCGCGATCTCCATGCCCAGCGACGTGAGAAGGCAGTTCGCGCTTGCCTTCGATACGCAGTCGCCAGTTAGTTGCGCTGGCCCAGGCCAGCAGTCGGGGAACACCTTCATCACCGCAGGGAACAGGAGCGTCAGTTTCCCGGCCCCGGCCCCGGCGAATTCCCACTCGTGGGCTACGTCCTCGCCAACGGGGTTGCCGCCGCTGCGAATGATGTAGTCGGCAAAAATCTCGTCGGAGCGAGGGTTCTTTCGGCAGCCGACGAGGCCGGCGCCGTAAGCCGAACGCGGATCAAAGTCACTCGCCATGAATCGTGAACGTCCATGAGAGGACACCGCAGGCCGCGACCATCTTTCCGCGAGCGTCTGCGTCGAGCGTCTTGATGTCGGCGCCGTTCGCGGCCACGAACACCTCGTCAATCGCCGGCCCCAGGCCGTCGTACTTCCCCACGTCCTTACGGTCGATGGCGAGGTCGAGGCTGCCGGCGTGGAACGCTTCAAACTTGTTCGTGTCGGTGATGATCGGAGTCGGCCGGTCGCCGTCGCGCAAAAGCACGAAGGCGATGGCCTCGTAGAAGTTAGCGAGATAGGCCCGGTCGCGGGGCGTCATCTTGCTCGCGATGGGTCGCAGGCTTGTGGCCCACTTGAGCGACTCCGGCGGCGGGGCGGGCGCGAGAACCTTGGCCGGCGAGGGCGGCCACTCCATCTCCAGCACGGCGCCCTTCCAGGCGAAGAACAGCAGCATGGCGGCCACGATGTAGCGGGGCTTCACTGGTCTGACCCTTGGACGAGGGCGTGAGTGATCGCTTCGATGGCCTTGCCAGCCTCGTCGCTGACGCCGCCCGTCTCCACGAGCCGGGCACGCACGCTCGCCAAGGCGACCATCGCGGCTTGGTAGGTCACGCCGGGGCGGGCCGG